TACAACTCTTTGAGCCTGTAAGGAGGAAATCATGTCTCTTGCTACTAATAAAATCATTCTGGCTGGCGCTCAGAGCAATACTCCGGGTGCCTACTTCCAGACCGTTACTGTTACCGCAGTCGATTCGGGCAATGGCACTGTCATTCCGGCAGGTATTTACGTCATGTTTCCGTCGGCTAACGTCACTGTGCTGGCTTACAACGGTTCGTCTAACGCAACCGTTATGGCATCTAACACAGGTGGCGTAGTGATTTCGGATGGTGTCAACATTTATGCCAAGAATTCTTCTGGCAATGCAACGGTGACACTATTGGACATCAACGGCGGTCAGGCTGCTGGCGAAACCTACGCATAAGGGGGAGCTATGGACGCAAATGCAGTAGGCCGTTCGTATCCAGATTCGTTTGGCAACTATCGTTTGGCAGAGCAGACAGGCGTAAGCCTAGCTGCTACCGGCGATATCACGACTTTGGTTGCGCAAGCGGCAACTAAATACATTGTGCGTCGGATAGTTCTGTCTAACTTCAGTGGTAATGCAAGTGGTGCCAATGTGGGTGTCTTCACCGCCGCAAGCGGTGGAGGCACTGCCATTGCAGCCGATCAAGCTTTGAACGCCGCAACTGGCACAACTAAGTTTGATGACTTGACATTGGCTTCTGCTGCAAACACTGACGTTCAAACTGCCCGAGTGCTGTATGTCAACTGTTCGGTCAACGCCGCAGTTACTTGCGATGTTGCCCTTTATGGAGATATTGTCTCGCTATGACCACGATCTTTGTTCGCAATAATGGTTCTGATAAGTTTTCCGATGGCTTGGATGGTACGGTGTACCACTTTGAGCCGGGGAAAGAAGTCGAGATTCCAGAAATTGCAGCAAAGCATATCTTTGGTTATGGCGATGATGATAAAGAGCCGTATCTAGTTAGGCTTGGATGGATGAAGATGAGTAACCAGTTTGATGCAGCAATGCAAAAGCTGGCTGAGTTTTCATTTTCTAAAGAGTCTTCTAAAACCGTCCACTTGTCAGCCCCAGTGGTGGAACGAGTAGCCGCCCCAATGCCTAAAGCAAAGGGTGCGGCGAAAGTTGCAAACTTTAATGCTTAATCATGGCAGATACGCTGTCTGGCTACATTACTCAGACCCGGCGTTTATTACATGACGTTAATGCTAATTTCTGGACGAATGCAGAATTAACGGACTACATAAACGATGGGCGCAACACCCTTGTCCGAGACACAGGGTGCAATCGTGTTTTGCAGAATCACACCGCGCCGTATAACGTCGAAACTATCGACTTTGCAGACTTACCTGAAGGCAACAATACCGTTGATGTGCTGAATGTGATCCTCTATTGGGGGAACTCGCGCATTCCGCTGTATTACCTGCCTTGGACAGACTTCAACGCACAGTTGCGTTACTGGCAAAACTACAATGGACGCCCGGTAGGGTTCTCCATGTACGGGCCTAAGAAGATTTTTATTGGCCCAAAGCCTGATCAAGCCTACGAAATGGAGATTGACACGGTAGTGTTGGTTGATCCTATGGTCAACGGTTCTGATGTAGAAACATTACCAACGCCATTCACAGAGGCTGTACCGTTTTACGCTGCTTACATTGCCAAATACCAAGAGCAATCCTATGGTGAGGCAGAGATATTCAAGCAAGAGTACAGCAAGCATGTGATGGAAGCCCTGAATACGACCTTTACCCGCAGATTGCCTACACCTTACACAGCGGGGTATTAACATGGCTGCGGCAGAGCAAAAGAAAAGTTATGCCGTAGTTAAGGACTTCAAAGGCGTAAACACCAAGAACAACCGCACTGTTATTACCGACGGTGAGTTTAGCTGGTTAGAAAACATCCAGCCGGTTGGCTATGGCAACCTGAAGATCGTTCCCGGCAACCAGCAACTTGCGAATGTTGCATTTGCTGCCAACGTAACCTTCATGGGATCGGTCAATATCAACAATAATGAATACGTCATGGCGTTCCAGAATGACGGTTCAGCGCAGTACGTCAACATTACGACCGGCGTTCGAGGCAACATTGCAGCCGCCAACACGTTCTCAAACAGCAATGTGATGATTACGCAGTGGCGCAATGAACGTGCGTTGATTATTGACCCGGCAAAGGGTTACAAGACTTGGGATGGCGCTAATCTAACCTCTATTGGTAGCGTCAACACCGTCACTATCAATAACAGGGGTAGTGGTTATTTAACGTCTAACACGACGGTGGCGTTTAGCGCACCCAATGAGGCAAGTGGCGTTCAGGCAACCGGTCGAGTGACGGTAGTTGCCAATGCGGTATCTGAAGTCATTGTGACGCAACCCGGCACAGGTTATACCTCACCGCCGACGGTAACGATTTCAGGTGCTGGCACAAATGCCAACGTAACTTGCACTATTCTTAACCAGAGTGGTGCAGACATTGCGACGTTTTCAGGCCGCACTTGGATTACTCAAGACCGTACCGTGTTTTATACGGCAGCAGACACCTATAACGACTTCATCAATCTAAGCGCCGGGTTCATCACGATATCTGATTCAACCCTGCGCACTACGATTACCCGTATTCTGTCTGCTAACAACTTTCTGTACATTTTTGGCGAAGACAGCATTAACGTCTTCTCCGATGTGCGAGTAGATGCCACAACAGGCGTTTCTCTTTTTACAAACACTAACGTATCTGCGTCGGTAGGTTCAGCGTTAAAACACGCTATCTTCCCGTACTTCCGTTCTGTGTTGTTTATGAACGAGTATGGCATTTATGCGCTGGTCGGCGCGACTACCACCAAGATCAGTGATCCGCTGGACGGTGTGTTTCCGCTGATTAACTTTAATCAAGAGATTACGGCTGGTCAGTGCCTAATCAATAACATTCTAAGCGCTGTTTTTAACTTTAAGTACAACGATGGCGGTACGGAGCGTTGGATACAGGCGGCGTTCTTTGAGCGTAAGTGGTTTTTTACTAACCAACTGAACAATTGTTTTTATGTGGTGCCAGCGTTCAAGGATGGCTTTATCAACCTATATGGCACAACAGGGCAAAATCTTTATCAGTTCTACGAAGATGCCGCCAACCAAGTAGATATGCAATTGGAAACAGCCTTGCTGCCGATGGGTGATCCAATTCGAGATAAGCAAGCGCTGAAAATTGGCATTGAGGCAACGCTAGGAAATACGCCAATTATTTTTGTAGCTTATGTGGATTCTGAGAATCAGCAGTCGCCTGCAATTGACTTTACGAATGCGGTCAATTGGACGAATAATGTAGGCACAGTAATCTCTTGGAGCAACAATTCCAGTAATGTTGTTGGATGGGGAAGTGCTACAAGCTCTGGTGCTGGTTACTATTTATATAAGAGTGATGCCAAAATGTTTGGCAAGTACCTTGGCATAACATTAACAGGAAGTGTGACGCCATTCACTATAAATGGTTTTGAGTTTGAACATGAATTGAGAGCGAGGTTCTAAATGCCAGTACCTAATACATTTGCTAATGCGACAGCTACGATTCCTTTATCGCAACTGGACGCAAACTTTGCCACAACAATTACGCTTGGCAATACGGCTATTCAGCTTGGCAATACAGTAACCACGCTGAATAACATGACGATGGCAAATGTGACCATCAGCAGCACAGCCAGCGCGTTCCCAAACAACTACTTAGCCAATAGCAATGTCATTGTCGGCAACACGACAATAACACTTGGTTCGACGGTAACGAGTGTCGGAAACTTGACACTTACTAACGTAACCATTAGCAGCGGTAACGTCACTTGCAACATTGCAAACTCAAGTATTTCCAACACTTCCGTTGCTAATGCTGTATCCGATAGTGTCAACGTCGTTGGTTTTATGGGATTGCCACAGAATAGCCAAAATGGTAACTACAACGTCGTGTTGGGCGATGCTGGCAAGCACATCTACCATCCTGTTGGGCAGGCCGCAGCAACTTATACCTTTCCTGCAAACTCCAACGTATCGTTTACGGTTGGCACCGCAGTTACCATCATCAACGGCTCTGCCAATAATGTCACAATTGCTATGACAACAGACACGATGACGTTAGCGAACACATCCAATACTGCTTCACGCACTTTGGTAGCCAATGGCGTAGCAACTTGCGTGAAGATTGCTAACACTTCTTGGATCATTTCCGGGGTAGGTTTGTCATGACAGGCATCGTACAAGGCTTATTGGCAGCTTATAGCGCTGTTAGTAGCGCAGTAAGTGATGCCTACTTTAATTTAGTCACGCTGCTGCTGCCCGGAGATGGCACGAACGGCGCACACAACAACACGTTTTTAGATTCGTCGAGCAACAACTTTAGCATCACCCGCAACCCGTCTACCGGCCCTAACGCTCCAACGCAGGGTACGTTCACGCCGTTTAGTCAGACGGGGTGGAGTGTTTTTCTTGACGGCGTTGCTGATTATGTAGATGGCAGTGTAACCATGTTGGGCGGGGCATCTGTTTCTACGTTTACGATAGATGGTTGGATATACCCAACCACATTTGCAAATACCATTTATGTCATTGGCGATATGCAAGCGGCTGTGGGTGGGCTTAACTACATTTCGGTAAATGTAACAACAGGCGGCGCTGCCCAATTGTATTGGTTTGACGGAGCATCCAAAACTTGTACAAGCACAGGAACACTAAATTTAAATCAATGGAATTATTTTGCAATTAGTGTTTCATCAAATGCAATTACGATTTATGTGAATAGCGCAACAGCAGGTCAAACTGGCACGACAACTCTCACAAACAGAACCGGTACAGTAAACTTTTCTGTTGGGGCGGCGAACGGTAGCTTTACACCCAACGCTTATTTATCTAACCTGCGCGTTTCTACCATTGCTCGAACAATTAGTGTTCCAACCACACCATTTACGAACGATTCTGATACGCGACTTTTGCTTTTTCAAAGCAACAGGTTTATCAATAACGGATCAACGTCTTCAACGCTAACGCCGTTTGGTAATTCATCCGTCCAAGCCTTCAGCCCGTTCGCGCCTACTGCTGCGTATAGCGCGGCTACAGTAGGTGGTAGTGGGTACTTTGATGGAACGGGGGATTACTTAACAACGCCTAGTAACGCCGCATTCGGATTTGGAACTAGCGACTTTACTGTAGAGGCATGGGTTTACATCACTACCGCAAGCTCTCTTGTTGGCATTTGGCAAAACGCATCTGATAACTGCAACGTGCAGCGCAACGCTTCTGGAAATCTTGAGGCGTGGGATGGGGCAACAAGAGCATCGTCAACACCAGTTAGTTCTAACACTTGGCATCACATAGCGTTTACCCGTGTTGGTTCTTCAGTAAACGTATTTTTAAATGGTGTGTCTGCCTTATCTTGGACTGCAAGCGTAAATTACGCAACGACGAGTTGGGTATTTGGGTACACCGGAAACGGAACCAATACAATGACTGGTTACATTGCTGGCGCAAGAATTTTGAAAGGAACCGGATATTCAAGCATCACTGTACCAACCGCGCCACCGACAGCCATTACCAACACTTCGCTTCTTCTCAACTTCACCAACGCTGGCATCACAGACGCTACAGCAAAGAACGACCTTGAGACTGTAGGCAACGCGCAGATAAGCACGGCGCAGAGTCAGTTCGGCGGGTCGAGTATGTCTTTTGATGGAACTAATGGAACTTACTTAAGCGTGAAAGGATCATCCGCTGTTGTTCCACTTGGCTCTGGTGATTTCACAATCGAGTTCTGGATATATTTTAATACTGGCGCTGTAGCTTCAAGAATTCTGATGGATTACAGACCTTTAGGTACAGAAGGGTTGTATCCAACACTTTTTACAGACGCATCAAGTCAATTAACTTACTACACAAACTCAGCAAACCGAATTGTAGGGGGTACGTTATCTGCTACTTCTTGGACTCATATTGCTTTGTGCCGCGCCAGTGGAAGCACTAGATTGTTTATAAACGGAACACAGTCGGGATCAACTTACACAGATGCTAACAATTATTTATCAGCTACGGACAGGCCGTTTGTTGGCATGAGTTCAAGAACAGCCAATGATGGAATGTTTAGCGGCTATATTGATGATCTGCGTATTACCCGTTTTGCCCGTTACACATCCAACTTCACTGCGCCGACTGCGGCCTTCCCTCTGCAATAAGGACTGACCATGCTCTACTCTAAAAACGGTTCAATACCAAAGCCGCAGACAGACGGCACAGAAGGCTGGATTGAAGTGCCTGACGAACCTGTTGCGCCTGAAGGTAAAGAGGTTGTGTGGGTATATCCACCGGGATGGGTAGTGCGCGATGTCATGCCACCAGTGCGCGAGGGTTATCGCTGGGCGCATTTTCTCGACAGGGGCTGGGTTGAAATGCCATTGCCGGAAACTGTAGTTGAAGTTACACCGATTACTTCTGCTGACATTAGCTCACTAAGTAGTGGTGACATTTCGGCGCTAACAACGTCACAAATTTCTGCTTTGTAAGGGGCGGCTATGGGATTAAATGCTTTTACCAAAACTGGCAATACGGTTGTCTTTACAGCAAATACAACAGCGCCAACGCCTGTTCAGTGTGCTTCTACGACGCTTGGTGGAAACCAGTATCGTGTAATCAATGCTGGCACTGGCATAGTATTTCTTGGCTATGGAAGTACAGCGAGTGAGGCTAGTAATAACGCAGTGGTAGTGACAAACAGTCAAAGAGCATTTCCATTATTGCCAAGCACGGATGAAATTTTGACATTTGTGCCGAATGCTTACTTTACCGGCATTACCTCTTCTGGTACTGCGGCTGTGTACATTACTCCGGGCGATGGTTTGTAATCCGTCTCCGTAGTTATAACCCTGTAGAGGTGTGAAATGCTAAAGGTAGCTGGCGGTGGGGGTGGCGGCGGTGGTAGTGGAACAGTAACTCAAGTAGATACTGGCACCGGTCTAACTGGTGGCCCAATTACCTCAAGCGGCACCATTAGTCTTGCAAATACTGCTGTCATTGCTGGTGCTTATGGCGATGCGTCTAATGTTGCTCAAATCACCATTGATGCGCAAGGACGCATTACGGCAGCAGCCAATGTTGCAATTACAGGCGGCGGTGGTGGTGGCGGTAGCAGTAACGTATCCTTTGCTTACGCTTGGTTTATTAGTTAAGAGGACGCCATGAATATTATTCTTGATGCAACTACAAAAACTATTGTCGCTTCGATGGCTGCGTCAGCGGCAACAAACAATCCTGACTTTACGTCGGCTTATGCAGACAACAATGGCACTGCCTTTACTGAAGGTGCTAATGACGGTGCATTGAATGGAACAAATAGCGTTACTCTAGTTTCTGCGCCAGCATCTTCGACAAGACGCACGATTAAGTCGATAACGATTGAGAACAAAGATACCGCAGCAGTTACCATTACGATCAGCTATAACAACAATGGAACGCTTAGAACGATTGCCAAAGTTACTCTAAGCGTTGGAGACACATGGACGTTTAACGGCACGTTTGATACTTATGGTTCCATTAAAAGCACTGGCTATGGAACAATGTCAAAGCAGGATGCCGACAATGTAAACATTACCGGTGGTAACATTGCTAATGTAACCATCACTGCCTCTACGTTGAGTAACGCAAACATTAGCGCAACCTCAACAGCCAATGCGACTTTTTCTATATCTAGCCTGCCGCTTGCGCCTGAAGGTTATATAACAATTAAAATCAATGGAACAGACAAAAAAATACCTTACTACGGAGTCTGAGAGTGGAACCGCAATTCCTGATCAACATTCTTTTTGCAGCCGCAGGAGCCGCTTTTGGGTGGATACTGAACAGTATCTCGCGCTCAATCGTGAGGATCGAGGACAGAATGGCAGAGATGCCAATGATGTATGTCAACCGTGATGACTACCGGTCTGACATTGGTGACATTAAGAACATGCTAGGCAAAATCTTTGATCGCTTAGAAAAAAAGGCTGATAGATGAGCCTGAACATGGACGCACTGGCTACCCCGATCTTTGGGGAGCCTGATAGCCTCCGTGATTTCCTGTTTGAAAACGGCATTCAGCATCAAGTCTTTTGGGAAAGGCTAACTGACGCTGGTTTCTATGTGCCGCGCTACCCCATTATTGACGCTGATCCTCAGGATTTAGATGATTGGTTGCTAATTCATCAACAAGAGCATCAGCGTTATGCCGCCATCCTTTCCCTAAACGATCCATTTAACCTGCTGGACTTGGACTTTAACCAAGAAGATGACTTTTACGATTGGGTAAATAGTCATTTGCTAATACATGAGCAGATTGCCAGATCACTTGGCGTGACGTAATTTAGACCTGTCCAATAACCGCCAATCTAATGGCTATTTGGCAACAAAAAAGATGGGGTAAATCGCGTGTTGGGCTTGCTTAAAGCCCTGCTTTTGCTTGACAATTTGGCTTATCGTGTTGTATCCGGCTTTTATTGGAAAGCGGCAAAATGGCAATTACCACTTACAAACAGGCACTGGATTTTGTTAATAGTCCTCAAGGTCAGGCTATCCCCGGCATTTGGGAAGCCAAGGCTAGATTGCTTGACTCCCATTCAATTTCATCATTAAAAAGATACAGAGCCGAGGACATTGCAAACATTGCAAAGGCGGCAAAAGACCCTTTGAAGTGGCAGTTGGATAGATCAGTAGGCGCTGTTGTGGACTATGCTAGAGCAGTTGCAGGTCGCTTTGATAGAAACTTTGATGCAAGCGTCAAAAAAAATATCATCAAAGAATATAAAAAGCTGCCATCTTACTTAGTTTCAAACAAACTTAATGTATCTGACATTCAACGCATTTGGCGTCAAGCAGAGCAAAGTCTTTTGCGCAACCAACAAATGCAAAGCAAGAAAAGTACGTTTGATTACGTTTTTGACATTGCTGATAGTTTAATTGTTGGTAGCTTAACAGGTGGTCTTGGGCTTTCTCCGTTAAATGCTGCGGCACTAAGTAGCGCCATTGCGATTGCTAATGGTGCTGATGTTAAGCAGGCATTGCAAGCTGGACTTGCAGGTTTAGGTGCGGGGCAGGTTGGCGAATACTTGCAAACAGTTAATTCAATTGCAGGCAATCAAGTTGTTAATTCAGCAGTAACCAATGCTTCTAGGCAGGCTGCCGCAGCAGCCATCATGGGCCAAGATGTTAAGACAGCGGCATTGGCTGGATTAGCGGGTGGTGCAGTTGGTGGCAGCTTACTAAGATCAACCGATAATGCAGCAATCTCCCGTGCTGCGGGTGAATACACGCAAGCCATGGCTTCTGGCATGTCTCCTGCCGCTGCAATGGTTCAGGCTTTGTCTGGATTTGCAGAAGAAGAGATGGTCGATGCAAAGACAAAGATTGAGCAAGAATCGGCAATGCAACAGGCTGCGACGAGAGCGCCAACAGTTACGCCTGAAGATCAAATTGTTGAGGCATTTTCTCAACCTCGTTCTCCCGGTGTTGGTACACAAATTGGTCAGCCAACTGCTGAGCTTTCAGGTGGCATTCAGTTTGGCAGCAAAGATGGCGCTGTTGGTACGGACATTGTTCCTGATAATAGGTTGCCATCGACACCGGCTAAGCCCGTTGCTATTGATAACAATACTTTGCCAGAAGTTGTTGTTACTCCAGAGCCAGAAGGTGCCACTGAACAACCCAAACGCTATGATGTTCGTACTGGCAAGCTAATTACAACAAGAATACCAACGACCACAACAACACAAAATCAACCTACACCAACGCCACCGCCAGAAAAACTTACTGGCGCTGAGTTGATTGAGCAAGCTCAATCTCCTCAAGACACTTCGACATTGCCTGAAGTCGTCGTTGAAGCTGAAGCTGGAGCTGGAGAAGAAGATAAAGGGCCAGTAACCACTCGTTTACCAACTGCAAAGGGTGAAGGAGAAGGTGAGGCAACAGTTTCCGAGGTTGCGCCAGAAGAAATAACTGATGATGAGATTTTGGCAGCAATTGATGAGGCGCGTGATCCACTCATTTTAAGTTTGTTGGGCGGTAGAATAGGTCGTACTCCACCGCCGCCTAGTTCTATTAGCGCCCGTGCAGTTGGCACAAGTCCGACATCAGCAATTGTGGGTCAAAAAGAGCCTATTTTTGGCGGCGAAGAAGATACTCAACAAGATGTGTGGAACACCCGTTCCCTGCGTCTTAGAAAGGCACTAGGTTAATCCGATGAAAACACTAGAAATGATGTTAGGCGGCAATGGTATGGGCGATGCTCGTTCTATGGCTGAGATGCTGCGTCGCATGGGTCGGCGTGGCGATACGATGCTTGCACACATTACGCCTGAAGAGGCTGACATGTTGATGCAAATGGGTGGATCAGGAACAACCAACCCGGATACGGGGTTGCCTGAGTTTGCTCCTCGTCGATCATCTTATGATGACATTGACAACTACACGCCTCGTGTAACTAGCCAACCGGCAGGCGCAACATTTGAATCGCCAAATTTTGAATTTAATACAAATTACACACCGCGTCGTGTTTCTGGTGTTGATGTGCCAACAGATTTTGGTTTTGAATCGTTGCCATATCAAGCTGCTGGCAATCAATATGATTTGATGCAGTATGGTCGTACACCCAACGTGCAGACGGGCGGCTTTGAGCCATCAGCTACTGATAGAGTTAATTTGATGGGTTATGGTACTGGCGCTCCCAATGTAAGAACGGGTGGCTTTACACCAGAGCCAATGGATGTAACCAGTGATTTAGGTGTTTATGGTGTTCGTCCGGGTGGTACAGCATTAAGAATGCCTGACAGAGATATTGGTTTAACCACTAGAGCGTTGTCGCAAGCGCCAGAACCTTATTTTTCTAGCCTTGCGCAACTAAGGCCGTTGGAAGATAGAACCGCACTTGCGCGTCGCCAACCAGAAGGTTTTGCAGAACGTGCTGAATCTGGTCTGCAAGAGTTGCGTGATGTGCTTGACCGCTATCCCAATCTAACCCGTGCTGGCACAGCCGGTGCCAACATTCTGGCGCAAACCTTGTTGTTTAACCAAGCTAACCAAGAAATGCGTCGTGGTGTTGAGGAGGCTCGTCGTGCTGCGCAACCATTCCGTGCAGCGCAAGCTGAAGCAATGGGTCGTGCAACAGGTGAAGGTTTAACGCCAGAACAACAGCAAGAGCTAGAGATTGAGCAAGCCCGTGCGCGTCAAGGTCTGACTGAACGCAACCTGCAAACAGGGTCTGCTGCGGCTGGTGTATTAGCTGCGCAAACGAATCGTGCGCGTAGTTTAGCCCGTAAGAGTAGTTTTGATGAAGCATTGCGTCTTGCCAATATTGCAGATCAGTATGACCGTCGTGCTTTGGAAATGGAATTGCAGCGTGATCAACAACTGGCACAACTTTTTGCTGGCATTCTAAGCCGTGAAGTACAACAATCACAGCGCACACAAGCGCCTGTACCTGAAACGGGAAGATAACTATGGCAACTGATACGCTTAGCCAAGCATTAGGCACAACGCCATCCTTAGTTCGTAACTTTGGCGCAAAGACAGGCATGAAAGAACGTGCCGAGTTTGGTCGCCAAAACATTGCTGAGACTTTTGAGAAAGGCGCTGAAGCAGAAGCCGAAGCTGCTAAAACTCAGTTTGACATTCAGCAAAGTGAGATTGGCAGAACAGCGCAAGC